CGTCTTCATTTCCTCTAGCGCTAGAATTTCCTTGTCGATCTGACGGATCGTTTTAATGGGCGCGACGGGAAGCGGGCCCGAACCCTCGATGATTTCCCGCTTGTGCTCAACTAGCCTCTTGATCTTCTCTCCGTGCGTCTTGATCAGGTCGTCCGCTACCAGCGACGAAAGACCCTCATCCGCCGCCCCGTACTGCTCAACTAGATCTCGTACGGCGGTGACTCGGCTCTCCTGCTGCGTCGCTCGTCGCGCGCCCGTTCCCGCAAACGGGATCGCTTCGCCGATCTTCTGAAAGTTCTTTCCGAAGAACGTCCGGGGCGTACGGACGTCGCTCGTCATGACGTCGATGCCAACATTCTCCGCGGCGGCAAGCGCGGAATCCTCGGGAAGCGCCCCTACTGCACCCGCGGGCTCGTACACTCCTCGGCGAGACTGGAGATGGGACTTCGGGCGAGCCGCAAGGCGCGAAGCTGCTCGTGCTGCCCCGATGCCGCCGGCAACGCCACCCGCGAGGCCGGCTACCGCCTGCCCCAGCGCCCCCGCTCCCGACTCCTCTGCGACCTGCGACGCCGCGCCCGCACCAACCGAACCGGCCACCTGCGCGCCTGGCTGCGCAGCTAGCGCGCCCCCTACCCCGCGGGCAACGGGCCCGGCCGCCCTGGCGAGCATCTGCCCGCCGGCAATGGGAGCCGCCGCCGCACCGCCTAGCTCCGCTGCGGACTGGACCACCCGCTCGGTGGGCGAGTCCGGCTTGGCGATGCCCAGGCGCGTCATGACGTCCTGAATGGAGTCGCTGGGCATGGCGAGGTTCTTGTCGAACAGCTGGTTGAACAGCTCAGTGGCCGGGTCGGCGAGCATCTGCGTTACGCCGCCAGCGACCGCACCCGCCGCCGCACCCGCCGCCGTGCCCACCCCGGGAACCACCGAGCCAAGCGCCGCACCAAGACCAGTCGCCGCCGCGGTTGGAGCCAGACCGCGCGTCACGGCACCCGCCATCCCGCCAACGTCCGTCTCGCCGTCCGCGGTCGCCGCGGCGTCCAGGTCGATCTCCTTGGATCGACCGACGACGCTGGGGTCTACCTCGCCGAAGCTGACAGCGTCGCCGCCTCGCCCGGACGAGCGTAGCGCATCCACCCGGGCAATGAGAGCCTCGCGTGGGGCGTCATCGGGTACGTTGTACAGCACCGTGCCGTCGGCGAACTGGACGTTCTTGGCCACTTAGTAGTCCATCGTTTCGGTGGGAAGCCGCCTCGCCGCCTCCGGAACACCGGCCGATGGGGCGTCGCCCGCCCGGCCCGCGAGCTCGGCGAGAACGTCCGTGAACCGCGAGCCGGCCTTGACCTTCACCCCGCGAATGTCAATCTCCGTGGGGGCGCGACCCAGGTGTCCCACCGCGCTGATCCAGTCCGTCTTGGCGTGGAGCGCCTTGGCCTGAAGCCGGGCGATCTTGGCCTTGCCGCGTAGGAAGCTGGCCACGAACTCCGGGTTCGCCGTCTCCTCGGGGAACGGCTTGAGCGCGAGCTCGATGTCCTTGTCCGATGCGGGACCCTTGGGTAGCAACTTGATGGCCTCGGTCATGCGAACCTCGGAAACTTGCTTGCGCAGTAGGGTGACCGCGTCCTCTTTCCCCATAAGCCGCTTCGCGGTCTCAATCCAGCTGGCAGCCGCGCCCCCGGCCTGGACTGTTCGAGCGAACTCCTCGGCGAGGTCGTCCATCGAGTGCCCGACGTTTTCCGCCACTTCCGCGTCCACCGCGGTCTGGTTGAGTGCCTTCCGCCCGTCCGTCGTGAGCTCGGAGCCAAGCGGCTTGTTCGTGGTCTCCAGGTGCAGCTTCTGCAGGCGGTCTAGCGCCTTTTCTTCGAGCGCCCGGGCGTCTAGTCCCAGCTGCGCTGCGCGCGTTCGAATTTGGCTGTAGATGTTGTTGATCTCGGCCTTCGTCTTGCCTAGGTTCAGCTTCTCGGCCTTGGCCGCGAACTGGGCCTTGGTGCTCTTGATGTCCGCTTCGGCTTCCGCTGCGCGCGCCCCCGCTTCCTTCGTTCGAAGGTCCGCGCTGGCCTGGTCGCTGGCGCGCGACTCTTTGCCCAGCGTCGAGAACGTGCTCGCGAAGTGGTCGGGCCCCATCGCCGCGGCCAGGATGTGACCAACGCTCATTTCCGCTGTCCTGGGGTTTATCTCCGTTAGCTTCGCCATGTCCGCGAAGAACTTGCCCTGCTGTTGATCCCCTGAGTTCTCGTACGCGGCAGACATGTCCTTCAGCTTGGCTGCGGCAATGTCCGGCCGGTCGGACCGGAGCGCACTGTAGATCATGCCCGACTCTCGCAGAAGCGACTCGCGCTGCCCTTTGTCCATGACGTCGAAGGCCTGCTTGATGGGCGCCGCACGCTCGGGAAACTGCAGCATAAGGCCCGCGTAGTCTTGGGCGGACGCGCGCTCCTTCATGCCGATGTTCTTGACCGCAGCTCCGTACGCCCGGGTGCGCGCAACCTGCTGCTGCAGCGCGGCCAGCTTCTGCTGGTACTCGAAAACCCGGTCCGCGCGCGCATCCGCGCGGTCTTGCTGGGCGTTGCTAAACGCCTGCCCTTGCGCTAGCCCCTGCATGGCCGCTCCGGCGATGTTAGGGTCCCCGCCTGGGTTGTTGGCGATGAAGTCGTACGGTCCTGCCACTGCGCAGCTCCTATACTCCCAGTTGCTTCTCTAGGTCCGCGATCTTTTTCTTGTAGTCTTCCGCGCTTGGTTCGTCGTTAGAGGAGCCCCCGACGCCGCCGACGATCATTCCGGCTCCCTGCGCCCCGGTCTTGATTCCACCGGAGATCGCGTTCGATTCCCCCACCTCGCCGGCAGCCCTGGCCGATCCCTCGTTGGCGATGTTCCCCGACTGGACGGCGGCTGTACTCGTGTTGGCCGCTCCGACTCCGGCGGCGCTAGACTGCCCGAAACCCATGAGCTTTTCCAGGTACCCCATGTTCTGCTGATACACCTGGTTCATCATATTGGGGGCGAGCTCCGCAATCTTGCGGTTCATGTTACCCCCGCGAAGTCCTCCGCCGGCTCGGGTGGCCGCGTCCGACAGAAGCGCCTCTTCCGACTGCTCTTTCATCGCCCTGTAGACCGGGTTGTCAATCATGCTCGCAGGACCGAAATCCTCCGGATCCCCTTTCTCCGCGGGATCAAACCCGCCTTCCGCCTCGATGCTCTCGCGCTCGTATTCCTGACCTTGGAGTCTCCGGTAGTGCTTTTGGGACTTGTCGACGAACGTGGGGTTGTCGGTGAAGAAAGACACAACGTTCTTCGCGTGCTCCGGGTTCGTCGGGTCGGCTTCCCCTGCCAGGATTCTAGCATCGAGGTCGTCCTTCGCTCTTTGCTTCGCTATTTTCCCTAGTTTCTCCGTTTCATTGGCCCCGCCAAATACGCCGCCGGCATTGTACCGCTTCTTTTCTTCGTCCGTCAGGTACTTATCAACAAACCGGTGCTCCTTGGACCAGCCTTCTTCGTTCTCGAACGCGGTTCGAGCGTCTCCGTAGTCGAATCGGAAGTCAGTGCCTTTCTTCTGCGCCGACGTCTGTACCGGGTCTAGCCCAAGGTGCTGAAGATACTCGTTGTACGCTTGTTCCCCGCCTTTGATGTACGGGCTGAGAAGGGCCTCGGTGTTTTTGAGCGCCTTTTCAGTGTACTCTTGCGCCTTGATGGCCGCGTCCGATCCCGCTTGCGCCGCGTCAGAGGCGCCCTTGTGCTGAAAGTACGCCGCCGTTGCTCCTCCGGCAAGCACGATCACTCCCACTACTGCTGCTGCCATTCCTCAAACTCCTTCCGAAGGATACCATAGACGTGGAAGTCCAACAACTTCCCGTTTCGCTTGGCCATATTCCTTATCGTACCCTCGTGCTTGAACCCGATCGACGCAGCCCGGCGCGCGGCCGCTGGAATGTCGGACGGACAGTACGCGGTGACGCGCTCGGTGGACGGAACGGAGAAAGCGTGGCGCACGACCATCTTGCAGATTTCTTTCATGTGCGGACGGGCGAGCTCTCCCAGAAAGGAATGGACCTCGCAGCACCCGGGAAGCGACCTAACGATAAGGGCGACCCCCAAGCACACACCGTCGCTCGTCCGGGTAGCCCGCAAGTACTCTCCGGGGGCGAACCGCAGGGGGAACTCCACCCCGTCGAACTGCCACCCGAGCCCGGCGAACGGGTCCTTCCGTAGGTCCGCCAGAAGCTGGTCGGTGACTTCGTGGTCTAACGCGCATGATGCTTTCATGAAATTTCCCGCCCAGATGCCGATAGAACGAGCGAGGTGGCCGCACTGGCCACGGTTGAGATGAACATCCCCGGACCAAGCGTCTGCCCTACGAGCTCCGTGCACGAGTAGGTGTCGCCCGGACGGATGGTGCGGGCGTCGACTACGAGGTTGGCCACTCCCGCCGCGTCGCCAAGGGGTACCAGGTTAACGGAGATTGTAAGGGACGTAGCTGCCGTGTTCGTGACGGTGAACTTGTCGACCACGGCCACAGTGTTGGGCGGACAGCTGTACTGCGTGGTCTGCGACGCTTCCGCCTGCTTGGTCTCAATCATTACGACGTTAGCCGTAGCCATCAGTAGTACTCCGTGATATCAACCGCGGCCAATACGTCCGCCGTCCCACCAACCCCGCGACCAGAGAAGGTTAGGATGTCCGACGTCCCACCGAGGTCCTTGCCCATGTGTCGGCCGATTCGCGAAAGGTCAACCTCGCGAGTCTCGCCCGCGCCCACGTATCCCGACGCCAGGACAGTTCCCGCCGCCGAAATAGACGTCGCGGCCACGTCGAACTCCACTCCGCTGTGCGTGGCGTCCACCGCGCCGTAGGACGGAGAGCCCCCAAGCGTGGCGTTAAGCTGAAGCTGCCAGTACACTGGGTTGGTCGCGGCCTGAATGGTAACTCGATCGGCAGCCACGGACCCACGATAGTCGATTCCGTTGAGCGTCGACGCTAGGCGCCACGAGACCACGGGAATCTGCGCTCCGGTGGTGCAGGACACCGCCGTGACGCCACTGCCGAACGAGAACGGATGCTCCGGTCTACGGCCGGCGCCCTCCAGCAAAACGGCTCCGGCGATGGCGATCTGCTCTACGTCCGCTCCGGTGCCGCCTTCGTTGTGGACTTCCCACCTCAGCGGGAGCTCAACCTCGCGAAGGAACTCTCCCGCCGCCGCTCCGGCCGCTTCTTCCTCATGCACGTAGTACGTGACGCCCGCTCGCTCAACCCCGTACCGTACGCGCGACGATCCCGCCCACTGGACGTCAACCACGTAGGACAGAACGTCGTCGACGTCCATGACAAGGCCTGCGTCGTCGAGAGTGGGGTATCCGTCGGGTGGGTTCCAGCTGCCCGAGTAGATCTTCGTGGTCACCACCGAACCCGACTGGTCCGTGCGGCGGAACACGTACTCCCCCGTGGCGTCCACCCCGAACCCCACGCCGTTATCATCATCGTACCAGCCACACTGGCACAGGGACGCGTCCGCGTGAGTACCGCTCGAGTGGAGCACCCCCATGAGCTTGGCCGCGCCCCCGATGCCGGGAACCACGCCCCAGTATCGCGTGGTCTGCCGGACGGCGCGGTCTCCCGAGCCCGCCGCTCCCGTGGACAGCGTGATCTCTCCAGTGGTTGCGCTGTGGGCAACGGCCCCCGAACCGGACACGGTATGGTTGAAGTGCAGGAGCTGTGAGTTGTAGCGCGTGCTGGCGCCGAACGAGACCTCGGGGTTACTGACGCGAAGCCTACCAGCTGGGTCCGTCGTGGGGGAATCCACGAGCCGTGCGTCAAGAGTCGCCGCTGGATATCTAGAGATCATACGGCTTCCGCTCCGCTAGCTGTGAGGGTTAGACCGGTCGCCGCTCCGGTCGCACGGATAGAAGCTCCGGGGCCGATAACCTGGGACCCAGTCCACTGCAGGCTGCCGTTGCCCGGAACGTCCACGTTGGAGAGTAGGGTGTTGGCCGCTGCGGGCGAGCCGCCCGACGGAACCAGGTAGACGGTGATTCGAACGGAAGCCGCGGTGGTGTTCGCGATGTCGATCGTGGTCACTAGCGCGCGGGTAAGAGCCGGAGCGGTGTACAGGGTCGTAGGGCTGGCCGCGACCGCCCCCTGAGCCAGCTGCGCTGGGATTAGCGACTCAAAAGCCACGCCAGCACCGTCGACGACTGCGCCATTCTCTCCGCTCGGGTCGCGGTTTCCTTGGCCGAGTTCGCCGAGCTTAGGCTAGTCTCCATGTTAAACACCGACGTCGAGAGGGTCGTCGGAAGAACGAGGGTCACCTGGGTCGTCAGCTCCTCTATCGTCCGCATGGTGCGGTAGTTAGGGGTGAAGCTGGTGAGGTCTTTTCGTAGTGCGCGGCTAGACATTTAGTGGCTCGAACTTGGCCGCGAGGCGACCGATAGTTATTCTCGCCTCGCTTGTACCACGAAACCTCTGAATCCGCCAGTGGTTTACGAGTCCTTGCTTCCACCACACAAGGCGCCGCTCTCGGTCTCCGATCTTTCCGGCTCGTGCGGGGCGATCAACGCTCCAGGTTTCCCCGTCGTGGGAGTATGACGCCCACACCGTGGGGTCCGCCCCGGCCACCACTCGACCGGTGAGCGCCACGAGCTCGAGCTCGTGCACGATGGCCTTCGTTCCTGCAGTGTAGCCTACGCCGGTGGAGAACGACCAGCCCACCTGGTCATCGTAGTGCGTGGCTACTTCGTCCGTCATTCGCCCGAGAGTGCGGGCTCCCGGGTCTCCCGCGTACCAGCGATCGAAGGCTCGAGTGAAGTGTCGAGCGCGGTACTGGAGCGGGCCCGTGGCCAACGACCCGCTGTCCAGGGAGAACCAAACCGGTCGATCTGACTCAATGGAGGCCTGGCCGTCGTAGACCATCGTCTTATCCGGCAAGTGGATGTACAAAAGTTGCCGGTTTAGTCCCACTCTGGACTCTACCACCACGGACTCGAGGTCCTCCTGCGAATAGCCGGACAGAACGAGGTCGACTTCCCGCGACGATAGCTTCTTGGTCTCGCCGCCGCCGCCGACCCATACCGCGGGATCTTCGTTCCGTCCGCCGCCAACGAAAGCCCATGCCTCAAGGAACTTGGCGAACGCGTTCCGCCCGACGACTCCTCGGGTTAGCGCTGCTCCGGGGATCGCCGAGAACGGGAAGCCCGCGCCTCCCACGAACGTGAAAACCTCAACGCTGTACTGGTTGAACACGTACAGCTCGCCGCGAAGGTCGCCGATCCCGAGAATGTTGTCCACGTCCGCTTCGCTGGCGCCGTAGCGGAACGGGTTCCAGTCCGTTATGTCGTTCGTGTCGGACACAAAGATCGCGGTGGGCTCGACCGCCACGTAGAACGCGTGAAGGAACACGAAGTCCGTGGCGATTGATCCGAAGTCCGGGTCAGAGACGGAGGACAGCGTGGCTCCGTCCCAGTAGTACAGGTTGTTGTCCTCGGGGTTTAGTACCGATATCAACCCATCGTAGTCGACAGCGAACCGGCAGGGAGCCAGCGCGGGTAGAGCCCCCGCGGCTATGGAGCCGATATCAGTGACATTTCCGAATGAGTCCACGCTAATGAGACGGTTGCCGGCAACCCGGTACATGATGCCGTTCGCGAAGATTCCCCCTCGGTCGACTCCGGGGAGGTCGGCGAAGTGCTCGATGCCTTCCGCCGACTGCAGAAAGCCGCGAGAGATCATGGCGACGTTCTTAGATGTGGGGTATAGGTTTCTAGGGTACTCAGCGCGCCACTGCGCGTTCTCGTCCGCGTAGATGCCGCGGAAGATATCAATGTCCTGGCTCACCGGTCGCCTTTAAGCATGCGAAGGTAAATGCTGAGCAGGTTGGCCGCGCTTCCCGCCGTGCGGGTGAACACTAACCGGTAGCGCTCGAAGACCGCGGGAACCAAGTGGTAGCCGTCGTTGATGTCGACGCCGGCGCTCACGGCAATCGAGGTTGACGTTACTCCCGTCTCCATGTTCGTCAGGGCCAGAACCACGAATGACTCGGGCACTGCTCCCGGGAAGTTCGTTCCTTGGATCGCGTACGACCCGGCCGAGTCCGTGTTGTCCAGGAACACGTGCAGGGACGCCTGCGAATCGTAGTCGGGAAGGGCGAACCACAGGGACGTGAAGCTTGCTTCTAGGGTCTGGTTAACAACGAAGGGCACGAGTGGCATGTTACGATCCTACCTTACTTCGCCGTCACAAGGATTACACCCCTGCACGGGACTTGCCCAAAGTTGAAGTGACGACGCGAGGTCTCGCATGCGCACAAGCTCGTCCGGGGCGTCGGCAAAGCTGTCGGTTACACTCCTTATTTTCTCCGGCTTGAAGTTGGCCTTGAACTCGTCGTCGCACACGCATACTGTTCCAAGCCCCTCCACTACGAGTGACTTGAACAGCGCGCCGGGAATAATAAACTCGTGATTTCCCGGCAGGCGGTTGTGCGGCCGCTCGACGACTTCATCTTTCCCGTCGATGCGAGCCGTAGCCCATGGGCCGGGGGGAACGAGAGCTTCCCCAACGCCACGGCCCTGAAGGTGCGTGGCGAAGAACCGGGAGTGCCCCACCTCGTACTGCACGGCCTCGGCTCGAAGGATCGTAGCCGAGATGACTACTCTATGTAGGCTCATTTGTAATGCCCCCTGTACGCCGCGAGGGCCTGCTCCGCGGTGAACGCCGTTCCGACCCACACTCGTGCACAGGCTAGGATACACCCGCCAACGACTCCACCCCACCCCGGGTTTCCTAATTTGAAAACCCCAGACCCACCTCCGGTGGGTGCGTTTCCGTGGTTCCAAGACGTAACCAGTACTCCGTTGGCGTAGGTTGAGCATGCCGTTCCGTTTGCCGCACGCACGTAAGTTAGTATCTTAAGCTCATTGTTTCCCGGGCCGTACTCTGTATTTACCTGGCTATCGGTGCCGGCTCCGTGCTCGTGGAAGCTAAAAAACGTGGACTGCGGACGAAGATTTCCTAGTCCGTACACGACGTTAGTTGACTCCGTCGTTCCCGACGTCCCATGGGAGAAAAGCATGGTAGCCGTCGTGCTATCGGTGTCTCTAATCATGCATTGGAGCTCGACGGTAAGGGCGGCCAGGGCCACCAATCCCGCTCCGGCGGTCGAGTAGCGGTCCGCCGACCCGATATTCAACGCCTGAAGGCCGTTAACAACCTCATGCCTTTCGGTTCCCGCTGCCAGGGTTAGGTCGTTAGCCCCTACGCGATCGGTTAGCTCTCCCGCGGTGTTGTCGAAGCACCAAAGAGCAGATGGTGCGACGGACACCCCAGGTGGTGGAGTCTCGCCAAGGTACACCCAAGTTCTTCCGGTGGACGGACGTCCTATTGTGTAGTGCCCCATTAGCCTACCCTGTACCAGGTAGATGTTACTTCGTCGTACTTAAGCCGGAAGAAGTCATTGGCCGACAGACCAGCCGGTTCGCCGGTAACTGCCGTTGCCCCGTTTCCGGCCACCGTAAGTGTGGTGACGTCTTGCGTACAGTTGACTAGAACCTCTTGACCCGCCACAATTCCGGCTACGGCGGGAAGCGTAATGGTCCCCGCGGCGAACGCGCCGGTGGGAGTAAGAATAAGCCAGATGTTATCGCTTCCCGCGGTCACCGCCACGTTGAACCCGGTAGCGGAAGGCGCCGAATACTGGGGCGTAAACCCCGAGAACGTAAGGTTGGTCTGCATGAACGACTGCAGGACGGACACGCTCATTCGGCGCGTATCGCCGTTGGTCTGGGAGTACACGGGAACCGAGTCGCCCGCTGCAACCGTGTCGAGAGCTGTTAGCTGTCGGATCGTGGTTCCCATTTAATCGAAGTCTATCACGCCGTCTCCGGCAACGCTAATATCTTCGTCTAGCTCGTCGATGAACGGGTAGGCGGGTTGTCTCCATGCCTTCTGTCCGGCGCCTCGCGGCATGGTGCGGGGCATGCGCATTTCGGGGGGAATGGACGATGTTCGTAGGATTAGGGCACGAAGGGACGAGCCCGCCAAAGCCGCCAGCTCCGAAGGCACGGACTTTCCGTATCCCGGCGCCAGGGCGACGGCCAGGCCATAACACATGGCGTCGAGAGCGTAGTCCGGGGCGCCCGAGTCCGTGTCGAGGTCCGCGGTTGCCGGGGAAGAAGACATGGGCCACCCGAACCGGATGCCGCGAGATCCCCAGCTGGCCACTAGCCGGTCGAGCTTGAGCAGGGCGCTCTGCAGCTGGTCCGCGCTTAGGTCGTAGGAACTAGACGCAAGCCCTATGTCGTCTAGGGCTTGGTCTACTATCTGTCGCTTGGTCCAGCTCACTTTCTGCTACGCACCTTGGGCTTCGGCTCGGGCTTCGGCTCGGGCTTCGGCTCGGGCTTCGGCTCGGGCTTCGGCTCGGGCTTCGGCTCGGGCTTCGGCTCGGGCTTCGGCTCGGGCTTCGGCTCGGTAATCTCGGAGAACGAGAGCACCCATCCCGACTGGATGAGCACCTCGAGCTCTTGCGGTCCGCGCACGGCTCTCCAATCCCACGTCCCGCCAGGGCGAGAGTGCGGTCCGCCATTTCTGTACACGATGGTAGGGAATGACATTACGCAATCCTGTAGGTGACGAATGTGTTCGCCGCCGTCTTCCGGGTCAGCCATCGCGCCGACGAGCCGTACAGGCCGCCCGTGGTCGCGTGGATCGACGCGACCTCGGCAATCCCGACGATCGTGTGGCCAGAGGCCGCGGTGAGAGTGATCGTGTCCGCAGCGGCCGCGCTAAGGTTGATCAGCGACCATTCGAACGCGCCGTCGACCGCGAACTCCACCGCGGCATCCATGAGGGTTCCCGTGGGAAGAGTGTAGGCCGCAGTGGCGCCAACCGTGTGCGTTCCCGTGACGATGCGGGTCAGGAGCTCCGCAGCGGTGAGGGTTACGGCGGTGGTCTCGGCGGTCGGGGTTGGCTGGCGAACCAGATCGACCGTGGTGGGGGAAACGCCGACCGCGTAGTGCACGGTGTCTGCCCCCGCGTTGATTCGGATCGTGGCTCCGTCCGTGTACGATCCGAACACGGTCTCTTCGTCCTCGACTGTTCCCAGAAGGGACCAACTACTCGGGATGTCCGGGTAGCCCAGTTGACGGTACACCTTGCAGCTATCGCCGCCGAAGTTTCGGACCGCGATGGACTCCGTGGCGGGCACCGTGATTTCACGGGTGCCCCGGGGGTATACGATGTTTGCAGATCTAGCCATTTTGTTTTTCTCCGAGGAAAGACTGGGCCCTGAGGCCCAGTCAGTTTGGGTTTACGCTTGGCCGAAAAGGATAATTCCGGTCATTTCAGGTTGTTTGTTGCACACGCCGTACAGGCAATCCAGCCGGTACAGAGTTTTCATCGTCTCCACCTTGTACTGCTTTTGCATGACCAGCTCAATGCCCTGGTCCGTGGACGCCCGCATAACCGCCACGCCGGCGTTGCTCGGCACCTGGTACCGACCGGGAAGGATCTCGATAGCATCCTTGCACCAGAACGGGTTGATGGGTGCCGTAGTGGTGTTCAGGAACACGATGGCCGCAGTGGCCGAAGGGGTGACCACGCAATTCTGGTACTGAGCTTCCGCGTCCGACCCACCCTGATTCGAGATGATCGGCGGGCTGAAGGTCAGTACCGTTCCGCTATCCACGCTGATGACGCGGAAGGTCTTAAGGCTTCCCGTGTCTTCCTTGGTGATGTGGTGCACCGCGTTGACTCCGGCAATGGTGAAGGCGTCACCCGCCGCTACGCTCGCAGTCGTGCTGAACGTGCCTTGCTGGTACCGGTTGTCCACGTTCGACCGCTCTCCGGCAACGCCAACCCGCGTAGCGATAGGGGTGTGGAAGTTAACCGCCGCCGCCTGGGTGTCAATGGTAATGCCGCCGCCCCCCGCCGCCGCCGTGAGGCGCTGAGCGTAGTCCAGCTTGTACGCGTCGAAGCTAGCAATCCGCCCGATGTGGGCCTGCTCGTAGGCCTTCAGAACCTTGCCCTGGACGGTGTCCCGACCAGCGAGGTTGTTGGCCATGCCGTTGTAGTCCCGAGTCGAAAGCGCCAGCTTCCGATCGTACATCGGCACGCCTTGCTCGTTCATGATCGCTTCACACTGCGCAACGTCGTCGAACCCGGTAGCAGCGGCCGTCCGCTTGACCACCAGAGTGCTCTGGTTGCTAGCAACCTGAGTCACGCTGACGTTGATGTCCGACGCCAGCTTCTGCCGTGCCGCGTCACCAAGTCGATTCTCTTGGAGTGCATCCCGTAGCTCCTTAGCGTCAAGAACCCAAGGAACCGACTTCTGGTATCCCAGCGAAGCAGGAACGCTAAGCTGCGTGGAGTCCGTGAAGTTGCCGGTTTGGTCCATGCCATCGAACGACCGGGCGATGTAGGGCATGGGTCTCCAAATAACGTCCATGGCGCGCTCCATGGCGACCGACTCCGTGCGGAAGGTCGCAACGTGACGCGACAGGACCAGGGCGTCCTGAAAACCCTCTAAGATCTTCTCAAACGCGACTCTTTCTTCTTTTGAAAAATCGTTTGCCATTTTACTCTATCCCATTGGCGGCCTTGTACCGAATAACGGCCGTTAGGTCGCCTGTTTTCGCCGCTTCCGCACGAAGTCGCTCGAGCTCTCGACTCTTGGCTCCCGAACTAGCGGGCGCCGTCTTTACCCGAGTCTCCGGCGGCGGGGCTTTGGTTTTCGTTGTGATTTTCAACTTTGTCTCCAATCTAGCTACCTCTGCGATGAATCGCGGGTAGTTCTTCTCCGCTGCAAGCTCTTGAAGTCTCTTGGGGTATTTCCCCAAGGCATAAACCACTTGTGCGGGATCTATTGCTACTTCCATAATCAGACCTTGCTGGGTCAGGTCCAGAGCGTTCTTGCATGCCGTTTCGGCATCCTCGAAGTCCCGAGCCCCTAGCGAAGTCTTCTTTTCTTGGTACCTTTCTCGCTTCTTTCCCCATTCTGCCGCCAGCTTCGCTTCTTCTTCGCGCTTCCGCTCCGCTTCCTTCTCGATGCGGGCTTTATTAGCGTACCACGCATCCATCGCCGCGCCATAGGCATCCTCATCGTAGTCGTGCGCCTCAAGCGTCGGGCGCTCCATTGGCGCCGTCGGCGGCTCCGGAGCCTTGGGCGTCTGCATCGCGTCGAGGCGCTCCTGCAGCTCCCGCGCCCGTCGTTTTTCCTCTTTGATCTGCCTCCGGAGGTCCTTAACCCACCCGGCGGCCTTCTTGGGCTGCGGAGGGGCTTCTTCGCCTTCGATTACTACCTCCGGCCCCTCCGGTTCGACGGAATCATCCGCGTCTTCCTCGGTCGACTCCGCGTCTTCGCCTTCTGGGGCGTCCTTTTCGGCCGGTTCCGCTTCGTTCTCGTCTTCGGCTGCGGCTTCGGTCTCCGGTTCGTCCACCAGCCCCTCGGGGCTTTCTGCGGCCTCTTTGTCTTCCGTTTCCGTGTCTTCCATGGTCATTTCCCCCTAAAAATCAGTAGTACAAGCGCCACGTGAGCGCCAAAGAGCAGAACAGCCCCCAAAAGAGCCGAAAGTGTGTGCTTGTCCACTACGGAATCCCCCCTTCTGTCGGTGGAGTCGCCAGCCTAAGGGGTGCAGGGGGCATCGACGGGGGGAGAGTGCCGCCCATCGGAAGCTTGGCCGCCTCGCCCATAAGCTCGAACTCCGCTTTTGCTTGTTTTTGCTTCTCCGTGCTGATTTCCTCTAGCGTCTTGGCTGCGTCCGCCTTGGCCTTCTCCGCTTGCGCCATCTTAAGGACCGTGCCCGCCTGAGCTTGCGCGCCTTCCGACACGGCCTGGCTCGCCGCAGCCTTCAGGTACTCGGCCTGTGGGTCTGGCTTCTGGGCCGCGGCTTCCTGTTCCTTGGCGAGTTCCTGTGACTCCTTCTCCGTTGGCGTCACCGCCCCAAGCCTAACCAGCTTCTTGCGGAAGAATTTCCGTACGTCGTCGATGCCTTCCCCCGTGACGTTCATAAGCGCGGCCGCTAGCAGAACCTGAAGCGTCTCGGGGTCGTTCCCCGCCATCTGCATCATGCCCGTGATGGTACGCACGGTGGCCTGTCGCCGCGTGTCCGACGACGGGCCGACGGTAACACCCACGTCGAAAATGGCCTTGGACATATCCGCCTCGGTCCGGATTACCCCGTCAACGACCATGGGCCGCATAATCTCGATAACCTCGCTCGTTCCGTCTCTCGACGTCCCGCGAAGCTTCCGCAGAGGCTCGATGTATACCTCGCGCGCCATCCCTAGCCAGATTTCCCCGCACCGCTTCACCGCGGTTGCCATGTTAGACATGTAGATGAACGTCTGCATATCCAGCCGTCCCTGGATTAGCTCTACTGCCTTTCCGCTGATGTTAGGGTTTAGTTCTTCTCCCTGTTCTTGCGACCCGAGAAGCTCGCGCATGTCCATGTCGGTCAGCTGCAGCAACGCACCAAGCGCCGGGGGAATTTGCGCCGGTTGGGTGTATCCCGCGGCACCGGGCGGCATCGGGGTTCCGTCCGGAGATAGCGTCTGATTCACCAGCAAGTACGGGTAGTTCTTAATGTTGTCCTCGGCCCACATGAGCTGATGTCCCGCGATTTGCTCCGGAGTGAAGATGGGCTTGGGCGTAGAGCCGAGCGCTGAGATTTCCGCCAGCTTGGACACCTGCATGTTCTTCAGTCTCTGTACATCCTTGCAGAGCCGCACGTGTCCGATGCACCGCTCGATGCCATCCACCACCACCCGCTTGCCGTAGACCGGAACGATGGGGATGTTCGGGCCGGCTATGTACCCGCAGTCCTCGAGTACGCTCGTCGCGCTAAGGATGAGCTTGCGCACCCGCCGCCGTACAGTCTTCTTTCTGCGAACCTCGCGGTAGCCAAGCGCCCCGAGGCGCGGCCCAAGCTCCTCATCTTCGTCCAGCTCCTCTTGGGAGTGCCGGAGCTCCTCGCCGTCTAGCCCCTCGAACACAACCACGACGTGGGGCACACGCTCCGCGCAGTAGTACTCAGCCACGTAGTACACGTCTCCGCGGGACCAGTCGTACTCCTGCCGGGTAATGTCCTGCGGCCATGTGGACGGGTCCTCGCCGTACTCCTCGACGTAGGACTCCCGCGTCATGGGGTGAAGAACGAAGCAGTGGGTAGCGTCCGACTTGTCCTTCTTCTTGGCTCCGAGGTCGAAGAACACGCACGAGTCCGCGTCGAAGATAGGCTCAAGCACTATCTTCTGCCGCTCGTCATCGTCGTCGTCCTCGTTCTCGTACTCGGTGCACAGCCGCCACGCGCCGAACCCGCCAGCGGCGGCTTCCTCGAACGCGTTGTCGAGCGCTTCCTGCGACGAACACGACTGCTCGGTTGCCCGGTAGAGCAGGTCGACCTTGTCCGCTAGGCCGTCATCGTCAACCCCGTCCCTTGGGACGAAGTCCACGGAAATCCTGTTGTTTCGGTACTCGCTGAAGATGCGCATCAGCGACAGGTGGACCTTGTTGACCTCGAGTCGCGGCTTGTTGGCGTACTGCGCCTCGAGCGAGCCTTCCCACTGGGAGCCGGCCACCGCGTAGAAGCGCCGGTCCTCGAGGCACTGCTCTCTCTCGTCACGAACCGCGCTCACGATGCGACGGAACTGCGCGTGAGCCTCTTCGAGGATCTCTTCCTTCGTCTTGGGCTTGTACGCTCGCCCTCTGGGATTCATGCCCACCTTGTATTAATAGTAGTTTATAGAGGGGATTGCAAGCCTTTTCACGTCGATTTCCTTCCCCGGCGGGCGCACCGGCCACAGCACATCGCAGAGGTACCCAATAGCCGTGGTAATGTGCTGGTACTCGGTGTCCTGCTCGATGAAGGACGACCCCTCTTTCATCTGCAGCGTGGACAGCCCCTTGTGCAGGTGCGGAGCGCCGAGAGCGTTGACCCTCAGCGTCCGGGCGCCCGCGGCGCTGAGTATCTTGGCGCGCACCGCGTTCTGTCGGTCTCGTATGGCGGGCGCCGCCTTCTTGACCCGGCGCTCCACCTTCCATCCCGAGGATCTAAGAATCTCCTCCATTATCACGTAGTTCGACAGCTGCCCGTGCTTCTCTCCCGCGCGACCGGCCGGGTCGCCGAACAGCTCGATCTCCTTCCGCTCATGTCCCTTGTACCGCTCGACGAACTCCTGGGCCGATTGGGCCGACACCGCACCGCCCAGCACCACCTGGTCGAGAGCGTAGAGCGTGTCGCCGCGCACCACGCACACCGCGCTCGACATGGGGGTGTAGTTGAAGTCGTGCGCCCACAACAGAGGCTCGTTCGGCAGTATGCGCTCCGTAGTGACGTTGTCCTGCCCGTAGTCCGCGTACACCCGACCGCCCGCCGTTTCGAACGACGCCTCGTACTCCTGGCGGAACTGCCTGGGGGAAAGGGACCGCCGGGCGGACTCGATTGCCGCCTCACTAAGCACCGCCGATGACGGCCACGTGTACGCCTTGAAGTCGGCATCCCCCGAGTGTAGCGCGTACTGGTACAGGTCGTAGTAGTGCCCTAGCCCCTCGGGCACGCCTATGAGCCAGCACCATGCCCTGTACCCCGGGTACCGCGGGTCCTCCGTGTCAAGCGCCGGGCGCACGTGCTCCGGCCACGCGTGGGGCTTCACGCTCGCTATCTCGTCGATGATTCCCCCGGCCCAAGGCGTACCCTCGATGCGCGCCGGGCTGTCCAGGCCCAGAAGCGTGATAGAGCCCCCGCCGGGCAGGCGGATGGTCAGCTCCGTCTCGGACACCGCGCTCTTGGGAAGCAGGTGCGCGAACGCCAACTCCTTGATATCATCCCAGTAAATCTTCTTGACTTGCGGCCTAGTTGGTGCGGCCACGAAGAACGGCCTTGGGGTGCGGAGCGCCTCGCGTACCACGAAGCGCTTGGCGCGCTCCGTCTTCCCCGACCGCCGCCCGGCCGGTACGATGGGGAAGCGGACCCGCTCCGTGACGAGCGCCACCTGCTCGGGCACCGGACGGAGCGGGTACCACCGGGAGCCGACGTCGGGTGGGGGCTTCTTCACACCTTCCGCCGACGCTCCTCGCTCTCCCGAAGGAACTTCAGAGTCCCGTTCCGCTCGTAGATGCGCTCTATCTCCCGAAACCACCACGATTTTCGCTTCTTGTCTACGCCTTCGCAGTACAGACCGTACAGCAGGCCGCCCACCATGTCGTACACGTCTTCCTTGTCCGTCTTGGGCGCCATGCCGGCGAGCCTGTCTAGTGCGCTCCCTATGTCTCCGTCTCTCTTGTTCATCTCTCGTCCCTCCGGGTGTTAGTATGTCCCGCCACCCGCACGACGTCAATCCTCCCGGGGAGAGGGGCTGATGCGCTCCCGTGCCGCCTCGCGCTCCGCGCGCGTCGTCTCCCTGTCCGGTATCGTCGACGGAGCGGGTACGTCCCACGCGTGCCCCGCCTCGCCCCGCACCTCGAGCCACGTGTCGCGCGCCGCCCTGCACTCCTCGAGCGTAGCGCCTACCGCCATCAGCCACGCGTGGGGTGGCTCGCCGTCGTAGTCGGCCGCCGCGCTCAGCACTCCACCCGCCGCCCGGTACGCGCGTCGCACCGGGCGCTCCAGTGCGCACCGTGGCGCCAGCAGCCCCTTCACCCTCACGTGCTCGGCGCTCAGCGCGCGGGTGGCCCTGTCCAGCCTGCGGAGCGCCCGCCGCACCGCGCCGTCCGGGGCGCCACCACGCTCCACCGCCCGTTCCTCTCGCCGCTCCGCAGCTACGCGCCTAGCGCTCTGTGCCGCGCGCTGAGCGCTTAGCGCCTTGAGCCTGGCTCGTCGCCGCTCCTCGTCCGCCAGGCGCTTAGCGGCGCGCTCAGTGGCTCGTGCGAGGCGCCTAGCCGCTCGGTCCTTCGCTCGCTGCACCGTGGGCGTCATACGTCCGCCAGCCCTTGCTGCGCTCG